GCCGTCAGCATCGTCGCGTTCCGGGTGCGTATCTCCTGCACCCTCCGGCGGTCTATCTTCACGCCCAGGCTCTCGGCAGCCTTCGCCACCTGCGCGTCGTTCAGCTTCGCACCGCTCGCTATCAGGGCTTCCACCACCGCGTTCACGTCCACGCTGCGCGCCTTGTGGTTGCTCTCCTTGCCGGTCAAACCGTGTACCAGCACCTCGTAGCCGTGCAGCTGGTAATCGTTGAACTTCTTCCGCAGCCGGTCGCCGCTCGTCGGCAGACTGTTCGGCCACTCCACCAGCTGCTGGTCTATCTCCGTCGCCAACGCCTCGAACTCCCTCTTCACGCTCATCTTCAGCCGTCCCATCTCGGCGGCACGGCGCTTCTCCTCCAGCAGCTCGCCTATCGCGTCCAGTATCTTCGCGCCGTTCCACAGCTCCGTAACCTTCTCCGGCTTCAGGTAGTGGCCGTCCTTGCCGGTTACTTGGCTGTAGTATTCGTAGGCCTGCGTGTCGAGCAGCTGCTGCTCGCGCCGCGTCAGGATGCTCCGCAATAGGCTCTCGCGGCTCATCTGTGCCGGGTCGCAGCCAAGGGCGTCGATAACCTTCGCCTTCAGCTTCGTACCCATACTCTGCCAGTCTATCAAAGCCGTCCGGCCATTGCCGCCCCGACGCAGGGAACGGATGTGGCCACGTGTGAGGCAGCTGTTGTAGTTAGCCTGTCCGAGAGTGGTTGCCAACCAACCACCATTTACACCGACGTGGCCATTATATCTTTCTATGATTTTTGCTTCCATAGTTATGCCTCCACAGGTACTGTATGCTGCATCACCGATGCAGCCAAACGGTTCACTTTCTCCGCCTCCATCATCACTCCCCCAAGTTGAAGAGCCCGCTGGCGTATCTTGCACGCCAGCTCTGTGTGTGTGCGCAGACGAAGGGCTGCACCCACCGTTACCCGGCTGGTGTTGAACTCCTCGCACAACTGCCTCACTACTCCGTATTCAACAATTATCTGTTTCATCTTGATTTGATTTTCTTTGTGAGGGTTAGGGGGTCGAACCCTTTACGGTTAGCCTGTCTGCCCAGACTTGGTTGGTGTGGCAGCACCACCCATTCACCGCCCCATCCGGGGCCCTCAAGTTAGCAGGGGAGTATTTGCAAATGTGGATAGACTTCCTCTCACTGTTACATTTAGGTTGACTATCGTTGGTTTTAAAGAACTCTCTCCCCCGCTTCGGGTCATTCGTGCCGCGCTGTCGCGGCCTCTTTAGCGTCTCTCTTTGCCGTGCTGAAACTGCACCAGGTCATCAGGGCGCAAACTCCGGCAACATACAGCTGGTGGGTGGCACCGCAAGCCACCACGCCCACCAGGGCACCCACGCCCAGAAGGGCAAACACCCATCCGAAAGCCTTCATATCGCACCTCCTTCCATCTCTTCCTCGCGGGCGAAGCCTGTCTCATCCATCCACACCCCGTAGGCGTTCTCAATCTTATAGCCCAGCAGCTCCGTCAGGCTCCCGATGAAGCCTCGGAAGGCAACCCTCGGCTGCAGTATCGTCACCTGGTCCTCGTGATCCTCCTCGCGGGCGGTCGTCACGTTGTCATTGCGGAGCTCCACATAGCCCCCTCTCGGGTCCACCAGCGTCACATACAGCTGGTCCGGTTCCGGTTTTCTTGTTTTCTGTGCCATATTATTGATATTTAATTGTTAATCTCATAGGTTCTCTTCACGGCCTCGATGTGGAACGTGAACACATATTGGTCGTCGAGTTTGCGGTCCTCATTGACGCAAGCCACGAAGTTGCCATCCTCCTTTACTGTGAGCCGCTTTGTGCGGGGGAAGGCGGCATTCAGTTCCTCCACCTTCTGCCGGATCTCATTCACGAGTGCATCGGCAGCGGCTTTGTCGGTGATAAGCGTCTGCCGGAACTCCTTGACGTACCCCTGCACCTCCTTGCATTTCAGGTTGGCCGGACTCCATGTGTTCACCTTGTCGATGTAGTACATCATTCCGCACCTCCTTCCTTTTTGGTGTCGCGGCAAAGTCCTCTCATACGCACATCCTGCTCGAGAAGGTCGCAGTAGCCGTGTACATCCGATATGAAGCTGCTGCACGGCATCTTGACACGGTGACAATGGTCGCAACGCTTGCAAATGCCCTCTGCGTTGAGGTAGTCTGCCATTATGGTGTTCTTGGCTGTGGTCCAGGCTTCGTTCACAAGATCGTCGCCGAGGATCTTTCTCATCATTATCTCCGCGCTGCTGGTCAGCATCAGCGGTTCGCCATCTTTGCGGTTCGCCACCATCTGGTCAACGAGCCTTTGTTTTAATTCTTTAATTTCAATGTTTTTCATTATGTGAATAGTTTAAAATTTGTCAATTCAAAATTTATTCGTACTTTTGCACCGCCCTTTACAGTGTTAAATCGACTGCAAAGATACTAAAATATTTTGGTATATCACCAAATATTTTTGCAAGAAAATACTAAAATATTTTTATATGACTGAAAATGAGATTGATGACATAGTAAAAAAATTGATAGAGTGCCCGTTATCAAGTTATTTGGTAGCCAAAAAAACTTGTATTTCAGAGCAGTCAATTGGAAATTATCGCAAAGGTTTGACACGTCCAACAGCTGCCAATGCTAAATTATTGGAGTACTTTTTTATAGAAGAGGCAGGTGGTTTACGTACCAAAAATGAGGACAATAATGAAACAAAGCCCCCCTTTATGCCCAAAACAGGTAATATTGAGGTACAAAAACCAGAGAATAGCAGTATAATTACCCTAATAAATATACTAAAAGATACTTTGACAGAAAAAGACAAGCAAATTGACAGGCTATTGTCTATCATAGAAAGTAACAATCTCCAAAAACAATAACAATATGGATTTCAAAGACCAAATCAAACAGTTGTCCGCTCGCATCGATAAGGTGAAGGACAATATCGCCACCGAAGAGGCAACCAAAAACGCATTTATTATGCCCTTCATCCAGGCTCTTGGTTATGACGTATTCGACCCAACCGAGGTAGTGCCTGAATTGGATTGCGACCTCGTAAAAAAGAAGGGTGAGAAAATCGACTACGCCATACAGAAGGACGGCGAGACGATTATGCTCTTTGAATGCAAGCACTGGCAGCAGAACCTCAACCTGCACGAGACGCAGCTGGCTCGGTATTTCGTCTCCTCGAAGGCGAAATTCGGCGTGCTGACCAACGGCATTGAGTACCGCTTCTACTCGGATCTGAGCAAGCCAAACCTGATGGACGAGTCGCCCTTCCTCGTGGTCAATATGCTCAACCTCAAGGATGAACAGATAACAGCCCTGCGGCAGTTCCACAAGTCGTATTTCAACCTGGAGGGCATCCTGAGCTCCGCCAGCCAACTCAAGTATATGTCGAGCCTCAAGGCGGTCATTCGCGAGGAGTTCCAGAACCCGTCCGAGGATCTGGTGCGTATGCTCGCCAGGAGGGTGTACGACGGACTGGTGACAAAGAACGTCATCGAGCAGTTCACGGAGTTGGTGAAGAAGTCGCTCACCGAATATGTGAATGACGCCATCGCTGACCGCCTCAACATCGCAATGGCCACCACCGAGACGAAGCCGGAACAGGCAGCCGACACCGACGAGCCGGTACCGGCAGCCGAGGATGGCGAGGACAGCAAGATTGTGACCACCGAGGAGGAGATGGAAGGCTTCTATATCGTGAAGGCCATTCTGCGCAACGCCATTGCCGCCGAGCGTATCTTCTACCGCGACGCACAGTCGTATTTCGCCATCCTCATCGACGACAGCAACCGCAAGACCATCTGCAGACTCTACTTCAATAGCGCCAACAAGCGCTTGGCCATCATCAAGGCCGATAAGTCGGAGGTCAAGTACAACATCGACACCCTCGACGACATCTACGCCCACGCCGACGAGCTGAAAGCGGAGGTAGCCCGGTTCGTCAGCGAGTAGAAACGCACCCTCATAACACCCCCATCATACAACTTTCCGACCCTGGCAAGGTCGGATTTTTTATTGCAACCCACTCACAATTAGACGATAGCACAACCAATCAGCACACAAAAACTGCAATCCCTTTTTGTGCAAAAACCGCCAATCTACACGCCCTTTGTGTAAAAAATACGGCTTTTTCTGCCTGCCTAAACCCTGCAATTTGTATAACCAAATGTATAACCAACCGTATATCCAACTGCATAACCAAGCGTATAACCAACCCCCGAAACCGCCCACGTGCATCCCGGTGGTGTTCTCGCCGCCGAGCAACCGGAACACCCGCCCATTAAGCCAATCAAACCCATTAAGCCCACCTGCCAACCGCAGGGCATAAGAAAAGGGCGCAGAAGCCGTAAAAACAAGCCTCTGCGCCCTTTCCCGCGCATCCATTTAAACCCCTATTAAACCCCTTTTAAGCCGTTATTAAAGCAAAACTATCACCCCAGTCTCCATAACCGGCCAAAAATTAACATCAAATTAAACCAAATTAACATC